TTATCCCATCTTGGATATGATCGCGTTCATCGCATCCGCTTCAGATAATTCTTGTGGCATATACTTGGCATAGTTTTTAAACATGGTTACAGGACTATGCCCATGTTGTTTGGCAACCCATGCAGGGGGCATGCCCATAGATAGGGCAGTTGAAACAGAAGTGTGGCGAAGCTGTTTTGGTGAACGATAACGAACACCAGCTTTTTTTAGCGCGGGTTTCCAAATGAAACGCCTTAATTGCTGGTCATCAGTAAACGGTTTCATTGTTGGTGGATATATCCATACATGTTCACCTTTCATAAATGTGTGCTGCTTTTGTTTCATTAATGCATCAAGGGCAGGGTCTACCAGGTCAACGATTCTATCGTACATTGTTTTGGTTTCGTTCTTTAGTATGCCCCTGGTGATAGTTTTATTCACTTTGCATGTCTTTGTCTTGAAGTCTATGTCTGCCCAGGTAAGTGCAGAAAGTTCGCCAATCCTTAAACCTGTCCACCTTTCAAATGTGATCATGTTTCGCATAAGCGGTGGTAATACGGCAACAACCCTGTCTAATTCATCGGCTTCAAATGGATCTGCCTCTGGTTTTTTATGTTTGAGGTTTCGTATCCTTGCTGTTGGGTCCCGTTCAATCAGACCATCTTCATAGGCATCTCGAAACATCCCTCGCAATGGTATCAATATATTATTTACCCGTTTTGCAGAACAATCTAGCGAGTTCATCCACTCTTTAATTTCTTGGGTGGTAACATTGGTTATAAGCCTATCGCCCAGCCCTGCACTTATTGTGCGCTGGCATGATCCATATTCACGCACAGTTGATGGCGCAAGCGTTCTATTGATGGATGCCAGGTAACGTGCCACAGCCTTTTTCACTGTGATGTTTACTGAACTGTTACCAAAGAGTTTGGCGGTTTTGGTTTTAGAGTTTGGGAAGTAGTCGGAATAATTAAATGTTCCAAGCTCAATCTTGCGGTCAATTTCAGCCTTTAAACGTGCGGCATACTTTTGGTTGGCTTTTTTTGGTGGAAGTTTGATTGCTTCACGGCATTGAACACCACGGTATTGGAACGATATACGCAAGGATGTTGCACCTCTAGCTATTACGCCGCGTTCACCCATGCTTCATAACCCTCCAAGCTAATTAAAACGCGACCATCTTTGGCTTTTACCCACACTTCACTTTCGAGCCAAACACCATCGCGCCGTTTCTTATCCACGGCAGCAGGTGAATAGCCTGTAAGTTCACAAAACTTATTAACAGTCACATGCTGCACTTGTCGTGATGCGCTGTTTCCAGCTAACACGCTACGCGCAAGTTGCGCCTGCTCAAGCATAATTGCAAGCGTGTGCACTGTTTCAGCTTGTTGGGATGGGGTGATCTGCATCACTTATCTTCCTGTAGCTGCTCTAGTGCTTCTCTTAAACTATTCAACATCTCCCTTGCTTTCATGTGGTCTTGCTCACACTCATTAACAAAGGTATAATCCTCAAAGAAATGAAGTGTTTCCTCAGCTGCTTTTCTTAATAAGTTACTCATAAATCCTCCCTTGTTACTCTTACGGCTGGTGGCTGTCGAGGGACTCGAACCCCTAACTGAATGAAGCTTCCTAGGTAAGACAGCACTGTGACCACACAAGAATAAGGGAATCGAACCCTTATCTAGCAACCTGCTATACAACCACCATGCGTAAAAGCACTGCCCAATCAGGGCAGTACCACGTCCGTTTGTCTTTTATTATGATTCGTACAATCGCTGTTGAAGCAAGTAACCTTCGAATCCCCAGATTTTATCGCGCGCATTTAAGCGTGAAATATCTTGCCCGATTTCAATATCAAAGTTTTCTTTGCTCACCGCAGCAGATTCACCACGAACAGTGAAACCATTTTTTAGGGTAAGTTCGCAAACCATGCACTTACCGCTTGGTAATGTTGTAAATGTTTCACTGACAATCACCGCATCAATATCATCAGGGCATAAACGTGGTGCATTTAAGCCTTTATCCTTGATTCTTTGTTCCAACGTTTCTTCGCTCATTTAATATCCTGGTTGCATCTAAAATGGAACCGTCACATTTTCCTAAAGGATGGTATGTGATCGGAATTCGCTGTCAATTCAGCACCATTGGTTTTGTCACGAAATAAAAGCCGATACCCCGAGAGGGGTGGGGGATGGGCAGGGTATCGGCAACTGGTTAAGCGTTTAAGTTGTTCAACGCTTTAAATCTTGGTGGCAGCTTGCCATGCTTGATATGCGACACGTCCAACATGCTCCGCATGGTCTTCATGTTCACCTGGTATAATACCGCTACCGACATGGCACCACCAAACATCAAAGTCCGTTTCGGCTTCATTTGTTGAAGCATGGTTGATTTCTGGTGTTTCATGATTGAAAGGCTTGCCCGCAGCACGGTCTTTTTCCATAGATTCAAGTTCTTCAATGGGTGATTTTACCAAAGCTTCTGTCTCTTTGCTTTTGTTTGATATGTCGGCGACATTGGTGTCGTTAACATCTGGCAAAACCTTTGTTTCCAACGCTTTTTCTTTTTGACTGTCATTTGATTTAACAGCCTGCTTTTCCGCTTCACGCTCTGCTTTGGCTTTTGCCCTAGCTTCTTCTTCCAGTCTTATTGCTTCACGCTCTGCTTCTAGGCGTTTGGCTTCGGCTTCTTCGTGTTCTGCGATACGTTGTTTGGCAAGGTTGATTAAATCCTCTTTGTCTTTGGTCACAATTTCTTTTAAGTCACGGAATAGAAAACCATGATCACTAGCAATTTCTTTCAATGCTTTTATGTTTTCTTCGCATAAATCAGCATGGGCACTGCTTTCTACTTTGAGGTTTGCAAGCTCTGTATTCACTGCATTGCGTAATGATTCAACTGTGCGCTTATTTTTTACCACTGCATCAAAGCTTCCAACTACGGCATGAATTGGCGCAATTTCAGGAACACGTTTATTCAGTGTTTCTATGTGGACCATGAATGCAGCTTTGGCTTCACTCACGATTTCCGACTTGATAGCTTCTTTACGCGCATTCACCAGTTTGTTTAGTTCAAGGCGTTTGGTACGCATTTCTTCTTTTAGGGTATCAATCGTTTTAAACAGCGCAGAAATATCAGCGGTTTGTTCCAGTGCAGCTTTTTTGACTTGTTCAAGATTCTTTTCTGTTTTTGTGCAGAATTTCACCATGGCATCAGCGTTGGCAAAGTCACTATCTGTTTGCAAATCAGTGTTGATGTTTTTGATAAATGCTAACGCTGTTTTTTTGTACTGTTCAAGATTAGTGCGTTTTACACCACCTTCGATTTCTACGTTTAGGTCAGGTAAGTCACCAATTGTTTTCGCAACAACTTCAAGCTTGTTTTCTTTTGGTTCCCAGCTTTCCAGTTCATTAGCAAACTGTTTCCAGCCAGCGATTAAACGCTTACGCAAAAGTGATTCAGATTCATACCATATATGACATTCTTCATCATCGTTTGAAGCCATAAACAATACTTTGTCGGCACCTGATATGAGCATCTGTTGCTCAAGCTGTGGTTTGTGTGATTCTGGCACAATGCCTTTTCTTATGTTTTCACTAAGTGACTTGTTAAATGTTTTGTGTTCCCAGGCAATATCATCAAGCATGGTCAAACCATCAAATGATGCAGACAGCTTCATGCCTTTCACTTCTTTTGACATGGTGGGTGAGTACAACTCTTCACCAACAATCTCTTCAGCAATAGGTCGTGCTGAAGCTTCAAGCATGTGCCCTTGATCAAAGATGCGTTGTGTCATGGCATCAATCGGTTTCGTGTTGCCCGTTGCCATTTCTTCCAACAAGGCATCACGGCTTTTGTATGGTGATAAACCAAGCATTGCCGCAGCATCACTGGCATTAAAGTGGTTTTTTCGGTAATCAAGCCAATCTTGTGTGCCTTGGATTAAGTCATGTGTTTGTGCGTTCATGCTCATGCTGCCACCTCCGCATCAACAGGCACTGCAACTGCCTTAATCATGTTTACCTGATCTTCTGTTAATTGTGCTTTTGTGCTCACTAAAGCAATGATTTCATCGGCAGTTTTTTTGCCCAATTCAATGGCTTTTTCCCACTTTGGAAAGTTGGCATCAAAGTTTTCTTGCGAATATGTTTTCTCATCTGGTGTTTCATATTTCGGAGAAGGTGTAATATCATTTATTTGATAATCTTCTACTTCTTCACGAAGTGAGAACCCTTTAAGTGCATCGCCAAACACATCACGTAGTGCAAATGCACGCGCTCTCATTTGAAGCATACGTTTTGGGTATTTTGCCCATGTGTTTTGACCCCATAGCTTTGCTGTTTTGGCATCTTCCATGCTGAATGTTCTTGTTTCTGGTTCTTGGTTTCTTCTAGTAATAGTGCATGATGCTGTCATGGACTGTTCATCAAACCGCTCTTTGATGCCAAGGCAGTCTGAACGTGACCGAACAATGGCAATCATTGCATCACCCCAAACAACAGGCTTACCATTGATTACAGCGATATTCTGCAATGCTTGCAGGGGCTTTAAACCAAGCTCTGCACCCATTTGGCATGCAACAAGTACGTTTGCAGGTTGGCCTTTGAACTCTTTGGGCACAAAATCACTTGATGCAATAAGATTTGCATAGTCTTGTGCTTCTTTCATTGTTGATGGCTGCAATGTAAATCCGTTTGTTACCGCTACTTCGTTTGACATAATCTTTTACCTCATTTCCTTTTTGTTGAATAATATTTCTGATACATATTTACGGGCTTCTTTAAGTGCCGCTTCGTTATTAGCGAATACCCTAGTCATGAAGAATTTGCCTTTGCTGTAGTAAAGAACAACTGATGATTTAGGGGCTATGTACGCGCAATCACCTGTAAAACCTGCTCTGATAATCATGCTGCTAACCTCATGTTGTCCATGTGTTGCGTGCACGCTGCGGTATCATCATTTTGCAAACACAACTGGTTGCTTGCACCATGATATTCACGACCTTCATCGTTCATTGCCGCTTCAATTTCTGATTCATAGTTTTTTTGCTGGTCTTCATTCAAATCCATGAAGATATTTGTTTTACTTCCCCAACCGCCAAACATGATTGCGGTTATTTTTACTTGGGATAAAACCTCGTCACCATCAAAATCAATCTCATATTCTTGGCAAACATCAAAATGAAACTCAACATTCGTTAATCCACCAAACATTTCTATTTGGTCTAGGTATGTTCCTGCTGTAACATCTAATTCAGTTTCAAACTTCTTTGTATCCATAATAAACCCCTCTATTATTCCATCAGAAGCTTTATTGCGTTGGATGCTTATTACGCGTACCAACCTTTCGTGTTTCTGATGTGGCGAAGTATACATTGGCGTATAGGTAAGTCAATACCTAAGCGTATACATGAGGTTGAGGCATATATGATAGGATGGTACAGGCGTGGCGTAGCAGATAAATTTCTGATATATATATGCAGGGATGAATATCGTGGTGTTTTTTGCCTTTATATGCTAAACTAAACCAAGGCGCTGGCGTTTAAGGCGCTGAAACAATGAGACACAAGAGTTTTGGCTACTTGGCTAAAAACACAAGATGTAGTAGCACTTGATAAAAAGACAATCCATATCATGTGCATTTTGTGTTTATGCGATTTCGTAGTGTTGAAACACAAGTCTTTTGGCTCTATATATGCTTTATAGATGGTGTTATTTGTGGTAGAAATCGCCGCGTACAGTGCAAGTTACGGCTGTATTACATAAGTCCTTAACGTTGACTTGGAGTAGGCTGTTTAGGCAACTTAGACAAAAAGGAGAGTATTATGAGAATAATTAATATAAACACTGTATTTCTTGAAGAAGATGATGGTTGGACATTCACAGGTTAATGAATGCCTGTTCCGCAAGAGTTTATAACACCAATAGCCATAGTTATATCAGGAGCTTTAGCTAGTTCTATTGCCGTATGGGCAGTACTTACGCAAAGAACACTGGCGAGAAAAAAGAATTCACATGATATTATCATGCATGCTAAAACTGACTCAAAGCTAGATGAAAGCCTTAGACTGGTTGGTAAAATAAACACAGATAATGATTTGAAAATTGATAATTACGCTGAAGATGAAAAACATCATTCTGCCGATTCAATTAGCATCAGGTATGCACTTAATTTTTATGAGTCTTTAGCTGTTGGTTTATACAGTGGCATATATGAATCTTCAACAATTCGCAAGAACTGGGAAACTAGGATTTGCAGGTTATTTGATGCGACAGACGGTTATATTAATAGGCGTAGAGTTTTGGGGCACCAACAAAAAGCTTATGAATATTTCGAGAAAATGGCTAAGGAATGGAAGAAGAACCCAACAAAACAGTTGTAAGCTTAGACAAATGAGCGGTCGCTTTATTAAGTGTCTTTTACTTTTGCTTACTATTTTCGCGGCTGTTATACATGTATCAGCCTCCGAACAAACCACCTACAACCTAACCATAGAATCAATCTATGATGGTGATACAATCAAGGGTCATGTTGATATATGGCCCAACCTTACCAAATACACATCAATCAGAATAAACGGCATTGATACACCTGAACTTAGAACCAAGAACAAATGTGAAAAAGCATTGGGTTTAAAGGCTAAACAAGCTTTGATTGATTTAATTGGTGATAAACAAGTTACAATTTCAAACGTGAAGCTGGGCAAATATGCCAGTAGAGTTCTCGCTGATGTTTCAGTTGGTGGTGAAGATGTTGCAGCTTACATGATCAAACATGGCTATGCGCGTGAATACCATGGTGGGAAAAGGGTAGGGTGGTGTGACTAGATGGTTTTAAGTTTGCCTGCAACCTTTATATATGTACTTCTGAGTTCCTGCAATTCCTCAAGCCTAATACTGTCTAGGTAATCCATAAGCTCGTTATTTTCTATTTCATCAGCCTTTTCTCTTAATCTGTCGGCTTCTTGCTGTGCTTTTGACGGCCTCATGATGGGGTTTTCATTGTAAAATAATTCATCTTCAATATTGGACTGTTTAATCGCTTCTTCCATCTCTTTTTCTACATCTGCATCTTTTGAAGGCTCATTTTCAAGTTCTAATATTTTCTCAGAAATAAGATCAGATTGTGTTTCCCAGTAATATCGCCCCATAATTGTTGCTGTTGCAATGCTTAATACCCCGTTTGGTTCTCCGTTGGCAGATACAGATATATTAGACAATCTATGGTTTACAGATGCGTAACTAATAATCAAGAAAAATGCAGCAATTATATATTTCACTTAAAACTTCTTCCCTCTCCATGTAAAAACAACACGACCTATAATTGATAAATTAACCGCATCAACAGTGAATGGGTCGTAAGCGTCACGGTTTGAGCTGATTACTTTTATTTTTTTACCTGGTAGCCGTTGAAGCCGCTTTATAAACAGTAAATCATCAATCAAGACAACAAACATGCCATCGTGCAGATTCTCCATTGGTATTGCCACATGATGCACAAGCACAAGATCGCCAGTGGTGAGTTCTGGCTCCATCGAATCACCACGGATTGTGATAATCTTTAAGTTATCTGTTGGTAACCCAAACTCACCAAGGTATGATTTTTCAACTGTCATGTGGTCATTTACTAATTCAGTTCCATTCAGGAAACCCATGCCACCTGATGCTTCAACATCAAGGATGGGTATTTGAAGCTGGGTAGAAGATGATAGAGTTGGCGTAGGGGTGTCTTCACCCACAGCTAACCAAGATGCTTTTACACCGAGCGCAAGCGCAAGTTTCTCTAATGTTTCCACTTTAGGGGAGTTGCCGCCAAGTATTCTGTTTATGGTAGGCTGTGGAACACCGCTTAACTTAGCAAGCGCATACTGCGAAGTGTTGCCCATAGCTTTCTGTAGACGTTCTTTGGTACTCATGAGCGAATGTTATACGCATGAGTATATCTTATATAGCAACACATGCGTATTGACTTATATACGCCTAAGTATACGATGTGGCACATGAATAATATAATCAAACATATTAAGGTTTTAATAAGTTCAGGGTTTTCACAAGCTGAAATAGCAACACTTGCTGGAACAACACAACCAACAATACATAGAATACTTAACGGTGCTGAATGCGCGTACTCAATAGGCAAGAAGATCGAGATAATCAAACCTAGGCGAAAAGCAAAAACATAATCCATGTCTATTCATCATATAAACGCTTCCGTGCCTGTTTCACCTTGGGATTATTTTCACCAAGAAAAACAGTCATGGCATGAAGGTTCACTTCATCCATATAGCGTTTCACGTCTTTTGGGTTACATCCATCAAGGTCTAATTCAAGTTGTTTTTGCATGTTCTGCTCCGTGTTTATCCATGGGTGGAATGCTAACGAATGATCATAAGGAAACAGAAGGGGATACAAACAAATGAAACCAACAGCCAACGAAATACAATCAATATTAATGGCTAAGATTTTCAAAGAAGGCGAGGGCGCATGTGGCACTGCGATCGGTGTTGAGAAATCAGAGATCAGCCGAAAAATGAGCGGTGAGCGAGGTTTTAAGCTTACACAAATTTGCCAACTGCTTGAACATCTTGGTGCATCAGTCGTGTTTGAATCAGACGGTAATCAAATTGTAACCACTGAAGAGCTTAATTCACTGTCATATCTTGCACAGAAAGGTCTAGGCGGCGTTATTGATGCGTCAGATGATGAAATGGTCACGGCGATTGCTGTAATCGCGCACAAACGCCTAGAGCGTAAGACGGGCGGCAAGAATCAAGGTGTTATGTTTTCTAGGTGTGTTGAGTAATGGCTCGTATAAGAACAATCAAACCCGATTTCTGGCGTGATGAATCGCTGTCTGAAATAAGCCCAGAAGCTATGCTTTTAGCAATGGGTCTTCTAAACCATGCTGATGATGAAGGATACTTCAATGCACACCCTAAGCTGATTGAAGCTGACGTTTTCCCTCTCCGTGAGCTTCCAGTGAGTGTTCACACACTACTCACTGAACTATCAAACATAGGATATATTGAACTTTTTACAGGTACAAATGGGAAAAAGTACGGTTTAATCATAAATTTTCTAAAGCATCAGCGCATCAGTCGTCCAAGTGCAAGTGAAATAAAGGGTTTTTACAAATTCAGTGAGCCTTCACTGAATACTCACGAACAAAACACGGGGGAAAAGGAAGAGGAAAGGAAGGGAAAGGAAGAGGAAAGGAAAGGAACTTATGTCAAACCGCAAGCGGTGTTGACCGAGGTGGTGGAAGTTTTTGATTTTTGGAAACTGAAACTTAACCATCCTCAATCCAAGCTTGATGACAAAAGAAAAAAAGCGATTGGTAAAGCTTTGAAGACAGGCTACACAATCGAGGAACTGAAAAGGGCAGTGCATGGCTGCTCAATGTCTGACTACCACATGGGTATCAACGACAAGCGAACGAAGTACGACAGCATCGACCTGATCTTCCGTTCTGCTGATCACATCGACAAATTCATCGGCATATTCAACCAAGGCGGCGCAAAGGCTGGTAAAGGTGCAGAACTAGATGCCATTGGCGACAAGGCTATGCACGATTGGCTAGGCAGTGACAACGCTCTTGATGCGGAGGTTGTGCAATGACTGAAAACGACAAACGGAACTTTGCAGGAGCTTTGCGCGAAGTGTTGAAATCTTACAACCAAGAGTGTGGAACATTCACTTTGCGTATGTGGTGGGCTGCGTTATTGCAGTTTGATCTTTCAACAGTTCTTAACGCTTTGGGTGAATACTGTGCCCATCCCGACAAGTGTAAGTTTGCACCAAAGGCTGGTGATATTGTCGGTATGATTGAGGGTAACAAGGCAGACAAGAAGGATCACGCAACAATCGCGTGGGCAAGGGTGCTTGATAACGTGAACCGCTATGCATCAGTAGGTTTTGATGATGCAGCTATTCACTACGCATTACAGGTTGGGTTCGGTGGTGATTGGCAAGGTGTCTGCAACTACAGCGCTGATGACTTTGCATACCAGGAAAAACGCAGAAGCTTCGTTACAGCGTATGCAAACTACAAACAGGGCATGAGTTACCAGCCATATTTTGTTGGCGTGGAAGAACAGGAAAACGGCATTGCAAGTATCACCTTCATTGGCAACCAAGAGCAGGCAAAACTTGTGTATCAAGGCGGCTCAAATGGTGGGCTGGATAAGCTTGCAACACATAACATGACTTCATCACAAATGTTGAAAAATAATGAAATGGCGGCGTTAAGATGAGCTTCAAACCAGTGAAATGTGATAAGTGTGGCTTTTACAAAACAAACAAAAACAGGTTTTCACACAAGTGGAAATGTAAAGGTGTGAAGCCAAAGTCGCCAAGCAGGGCAATGCCCGAACAAGAAAGGGTAAGCCAGTATGAGGCAAGGCATCAGATGGAGGTTCAAGCATGATTGTTCGTGAAGCAGATATTACAGAATTTAAAGCATTGAAACGCAAAGGGATGTCAAATTGTGAAATAGCAAGGGTAACAGGGTTTAGCTCTTCTACTGTTCATACATACGCAACAGGAAAAGGTTTAATGAAGTGTGAAATTTGCGGCTCACTCAAACTAAAAGCACTGTATTCACACTGTGTTGGTGACAAAATAATTTGTAAGTCGTGCCTTAGAAAACAGGCAAAAGAAGAAAAAAAAGCAATAGAAAAAAAGAAATCAAAACTTAGCGGTAAACCACACTTTCTTTGTTTTATGGGGCTGGTGTAAATATGGAAAATAAGTGTGATTCAGAAAGTGTACGTTGTTACCCATTAGGTGAGTGCCCTGCGAAAGAAAAATGTTTATGGCATCAAACAGTAAAGTGCGGAGACACATGCCGTAATTATCCAGCGGATGAACATGCGAAGCATTGTAAGGAAGTGAAATGATTATCCGCGATGTGTTTTATGAAAACTTTAGGCTTATTAACCACGATGGAAAGGTTATCGCAGACGGTGTGAGCCAAGAGATTGCAAACCACATATTGCCTCGAATTAACCGTGAAACATGTATATGGAAATTCAGGGAAAGTGATCATTCGTATGAAACATCATGCGGTAGTGCTTTTCGGTTTAACGAAGGCGACGCGGCAGCAAACGGCGTAACACACTGCATGTATTGCGGTTGCCAGGTGGAGGATATGGACGAGTGAGACACATAAGCATTTATTGGAAAAACATGATTGAAGCCACCCTTGGCTGGCTAATTGTTGGTGGGTATATCGCATTGCTTCACTGGTTTTTTGCGTGAGTAATTACTATTGCCACAACAGGCCACTTGCGAATAATAAAGATTATACTTTTGCTGAAGTTAAACAAAATACCCCACATCCATTTTATAAAGGCGTAATTTTAAGTGAACCGAAACTTGTAAGTAAAACAATCAAAACAAGGTTTTCAGAGGGTGAGTGTCACCACATAACAAGCTTTAAGGATGCTGATTGCGAAGGTTGTCGGCATAGGCGGGTTACTGAAGATGAGTAAACTAACCCAATCAGCCAAAGGTAAAAACTGTATCAGGTGCGGTGCTGAACATGCATACGCTTGTCACTATAACGGGTTTAGGCAACACATGTTTGGAAAAGGTAGAAGTCAGAAGTGCAGTGACATTGCAACAGCTGAATTTTGCAAAAAATGCGATGATAGATTTACCGAAGGATCACAAAATGAGGCGTGGGGCACGGGTATGATTGGTGAATCTATGCGTTCTGAAGAATTTTTATATTTTGTAACAATGACAAATATCAGGCGATACAAAGATGGTGAACTATGACAACTAAAACATTCCGCATGGTCCACAACGAAGCCAAAGAGCACTGCATACACTTTATCAATGATTTATTGGCTGATGGCAGCAAGGAAGTTGTTGTGCGTGATGCTCATACCACCAAGACACTCAATCAGCTTGGTACACTGTTCGGGCTATGGAAAGGGTATCTATCCGATACGCTGGGCTACTCAAAACATAAGCTTCATGAAGAGTGGAAAGCAAATTTTTTGCGAGGTATTTATATATCTGAACCGATTGGTGACCTGCAAGAAATGTGGGTGGAAAACCTATATGCACTGCAAGAAAAACAAGAGTGGGAAAAACTGCATATACATGCCAAGCGCATATCACTGGCTTGGGCAACAATAAAACAGATGAAGCAGTACATGAATGAAATTCAAGCTTATTACATTGAGAGTGGATACCCGCTGCCAATACCAGACCAGTTTCATAGGTGGTACAAATAAATGACGACTGGCGACAACGTGAAATTTAAAGACGGATTCATGCCAAACCATTGGTTTATCATCGCAAGCGTGAACGATAAACATTACCAAAATGATAAATATATACCCGTTGTTGAATTGCACTTTAAAGCAGGTCAAAGGACAGGTATATTTAGGAACGAGCCACAGTCAAACTTGGAGATAGTAAAATCATGAGCGGAAAACAGGCGAGAAAAACACGCAGGGCTATAAACAAGGCGTACAAAGCAAACAAGAATGAAATGCAGGCCCGTGTACTGACTGATGTTGAAGGCAACCCAGAGTTTGCAATGAAGCTGCATTACAATGCAATCAATGCATTAAACACAAGATGGGTCAGGTTTTACACAAGCGTGGTCCACGCCTGGCGTTTAATTGACAGAAGCCCAGTTATTAAATTACGCAGTAAAGAAGGTTAATCATGCTTACACTCACCGAAGCTCAAGTTGCATCAATCGAGAAAAAACTCGGCAGACCACTAGCAAGTATTGGTAAAACCAAAGTTACAAGGAAGAAGAGGCAACCAAGCCAAGGTGAGGAAGCATTGAAACAACAGGTAAAAGTACTTGGGTTAGAAGAGCCAACGCTAGAGTTTCGCTTTCATAAAACAAGGCAGTGGCGGCTTGATTTTGCGTGGCCTGATAAAAAACTGGCAGTCGAAGTTGAAGGCGGGGCGTATTCTGGCGGTAGACACACCAGGGGAAAAGGGTTTGAAGGTGATTGCGAAAAGTATGCTGAAGCAGCTCTAGGCGGCTGGACGGTGTTTAGATTCTCAACAAAACAGGTGCTAAACGGCATGGCTATAAAATACATACAGAAAGCCCTGGAGTGTTGAAATGTTAATACTAGCAGCGTTCGGTAATGATATACGAAGGATGATAGGGTTTGCTTGGGCACAAGCTGCAATGAATATGTACCCAACATCAGCTGTGGCAAGAATGTGCAAATCAGAAGTTTCACCACTTGATGTTGCAGGCGACTTAGATTCAACCAGGTTAGATGTTGTTGCAGGGCTAAACAACTTGGATAAAAACGGGCAGGCTGGACAGATACGAAGCAGGATCAAGAAAGCTGTTGATCCAGCAACATACGCAATACTCGAAGCCAGATTGCTTATTGTCACAGATAGAGGGACAGCAGAAAGCAAGCAGCAGGCAATAAAGCGTGTTGCAGCAGATGTATATGCAATGAAAAGCGATTTTTATACCAGGGAACACGTTGAGTATGTTGTGGCAAAATGGGGGAAGGTGGATGTGAGTATAAAGCAGCTTGTTCAAGTCAGCTTAAAAGGCGAACGTCAGGAAAGGAAGGACAGGGGCGAGATTATGAATTATCTGCATGTGATGTTTGATGATGCTGTGGATATGGTTGAATGGAGAATGAAATGATTATCCAGGCTATCCTTGTCGTAACTGGTATATTAGCAATCTGGCTAACACAGCAGAAAAACGAGGCGTGGAAGAAGTACGCATGCATTGTAGGTATGATAGGGCAACCTTTTTGGTTTATATCAGCATACCAAGCTGAGCAATGGGGTATATTCATAGTCAGTATTGGTTATACATACGTTTGGTGGTTGGGTATAAAAAACAATTGGGTGAAACAAAGGGTAAAATGAGAAAGCTACACTACGGAAACATATTACAGCTTGACAAGGAGTGCCGCTAAAATTAGCGTTTTTTCCAAGCTCAGCAACTGAATACTAAAACCTGCCTTAATCGGTGGGTTTTTTCGTTTGTGGGGTTCTTTATAAGCTGCCTTCGGGTGGCTTTTTTTATGTGAGGCACACAATGGACGACAAGAAAATGAGCAAAGACTACAAACTTGAATCACTAAACATTCGAGTTGTTGAAAACGGCTTTGTTGTACGTTGTGAGAAAATACTCACTGAAAAAGCAAAAGCCAAGCAGCGCATCAAAGATAAGAAGCGCGCAAAAGGCGATGGTATCGAACCCTACATGGAACACTACAAGTCAGAAGAGCGTGTTGCTGATTCAGTTGAAGATGTGCTGGAACGGGTAAAAGAAATCCTGAAGGACACAGACAAGGAAGGCGAGTTTAAAGAAGCTTTTGATGAAGACGACGAAGAAGAGTAAATATAAACATGGCTCGTAAGAAAACTGGAAACCCTGAAGGGATGACAGATAAGCAGTATAAGTTTGCACAACTTGTAAAAGCAGACCCTGAGAGAAATGCCACACAAGCCTATCTAAAAGTATATAAGTGCAAGGGTATAAAAACGGCTGAAACAAACTCATCACGTCTGCTAAGTACAGCTAAGTTGAAGGCGTACCTTGATAAGTCGATGAAGAAAGCAATGAAGAAGTTTGATATTAGCGAAGAGCGCATACTTCAGGAGCTTGCTTGTATCGCTTTTTTAGACTTCGCAGAGTTGCTTACAGAAGATGGCAACATGAAGGATATTAATGATATTCCTGAACACGCAAGACGTGCCATTGCAGGCTTAGAGCTTTCAGAGTTATTTGATGGCGAAGGTGATGAGCGTAAAATAGTTGGTATCCTTAAAAAAATTAAAACATCAGACAAAAAAGGTGCTTTAGAGCTTCTTGGTAAAAGTCTTAAAATGTGGACTGATAAGATTGAAGTCGAAATGCCAACAGTGCGTATTAAAGACTTCACGGGTGAAGATGCTTAAACATGTCAATTATAGAATACAGGATAAAGCCACAGGGTAAGGTTTTATCAGAGTATTATAATTGTTATGAACGTGTGGCTTTTATCATGGGGCCACTCGGATCAGGTAAAACAATCCAAAGCTGTATAAATATATTCAGGTTTATGTGTGAGCAGAAGCCAAACAGCGATGGTGTAAGACCGTCACGCTGGTACGCGGTGCGTAATACTTACCCTGACTTGTTTGGTACAACAATCAAAGATTGGCTAAGTATGTACGGTGAGCTTGGTCGCTTTAAGCAGGGTAACAAAGAGCCTCCAACACAACTATTGAAGTTCAAGCTTGAAGATGGGACAACAGTTGATGCAGAGATTATATTTTTAGCATTAGATCGTGATGAGCATGTGAAGAAACTTCGCGGCGCACAAGCTACTGGCTTTTGGCTGAACGAAGTTAAAGAGCTTCCTAAGTCCATTATAGATATGGCTGATTTACGCCATGGTCGCTATCCAAGCATGGTTTCTGGTGGTGTTAAGCCGACTTACAACGGAATGATTGGCGACACGAATGCGCCAGATGAAGATCATTGGTATTACAAGCTTGCTGAAGAGGACAGGCCAGAAGGTTGGAAGTTCTTTAGGCAACCAGGTGGATTGCTCAGGATGGGCAAAGGCAAGACTGTATCATACATTGAAAACCCGATTGCAGAAAACTTAAGCAACCTTCCCGATGGTTATTATGTGAAGGGACAGGCAGGTAAATCGAGGCAATGGGTCGGCGTTAACCTTGCCAATGAATACGGCACGGTAATGGAAGGTAAGCCAGTTTATCCGAACTACAGCGATATGATCCACGTTGCATCCGATGATATAGAGCCAGTTAAGGGAATACCTTTAGAACTATCCTGGGACTTTGGCGGCACTCCTGTTTGTATGGTTCATCAAACGATGCCCAACGGACAATGGCGAATCATTGATGAGATAATGAATGTGCGAGGCGTAAGGCAGCTTGCAAACTTTGTGAAGCGAGAACTGGCAAGGAAATACCCAGGCATTGCGATTGATGAAGATGGTGTAGGTGACCCTGCGGGAAATACAGGTGTTGATACAGACAACCGAACTTGTTTCGATGAATTGAACGATGCTGATTTACCAGCGTCACCCGCAAGCACAAACAACTTCCAGCCAAGATGGGAAGCTGTAGATGGTTATTTAACACGAATTATTGATGGAGAACCTGCTTTATTGGTTTCACCACGTTGCAAAGTAACTCGTAAAGGTTTTCTTGGGGGCTATTGCTTCCAGCGTGTGCAGGTATCAGGCGATGAAAGGTACAAAGATGTACCGAACAAAAGCAATCCTTACTCACATCCACACGATGCAATTCAGTACCAAGGGTTAAAGCTTGATAAACATGTGAAGAACCCGATCGCTAAGAAAAGGAACATTGCACCAGCACCACCAAAACCAAGAGTTTATAGATAGGAACATGAGGCATATATGACTGAAGAATCAAACCCATTTGCAAAGTTTGATAGCTTAGGACAGCGGCTGCTTGGTGAATTTAGAGAAACGCAAACTGAACGTAGACTGTATGAAGACAGATGGCTTTCTGCACTGCGTATGTACAAGGGCGAATACGAACCAGAATTATTAAAGTCGCTGGATGTGAATCAAACAAAAGCATATATCAGGCTAGGGCGCATTAAAGTGAACACGATGGATGCCCGAATGTTTGATATGTTATTCCCTGGTGGGACAGAAAAGAACTGGGAAATAAAAGCTACACCAAAACCTTCTATCCCAAAAATTGTAACAGTAGCAATCATTAAGAAGTTATCCGCTGAAAATAACGTAACAGCAGACCAGCTCGATAAAAAAGAAATCAAGAACGCAGTGGATGATTGGGTTTCAACACGCACAGAGCGTATGTCAACAGTGATTGCAGACAAACTCACGGAAGGTAAGTACCGCAGTAAAGGTCGCAAAGTTATCCATTCAGGCAACTTATTCGGCACAGGATGGCTAAAAGGCACGCTTACAGACACCAAGCATGATCTTAAATGGAAATTTGATGATGAAGTTGAAGATTATGTAACAAAAGAAGAAGAAGTATCAGAGCCATCTTTTGAACATGTGCCAATCTGGGACGTTTATCCTGATTTATCAGCGCAATCTAATAATATTGATCTTTGCGACTTCGTATATCAAAGGCACGTGATGGGTCGTCACCATGTTAAGAAAATGGCTAAGAAAGACGGTTTCAACACGGCTGGTATCATGGATTACCTACAAGTAAACCAGAAAGGTGATGCAGGTCTAGCTTATCATGAAGAGCAACTGCGAAATATTGATAAAGAGAAATCAGGCACTCAAGTATTGCGTAACAAGTATGAAGTCCTGGAACGGTGGGGATATGTAAGCACCAAAGAACTTGCTGAATGCGGCGTTGAAGAAGTTGATGGTGAAGACAATGAAGATGTCTTTGGCGTAGTGTGGCTACTCGGTGGCCGTGTTATCAAAGCATCGTTGCACCCAGGTGAACGTGCGAAACATGTATTTTATAAGTATCACTTTGAAGAAGATGAAACAAGCATATTTGGCTTTGGTGTACCAGATGTTATTCGGGACACACAGGAGCTGGCAAATGCATCTATCCGTGCCGCAGTTGATAATGCTGCAATCACGGCAGGGCCACAGATCGAAGTTAACTTGGATGCATTAGACCCAGCGCACGTTTCCACAGCCACGCAAATCACACCGTTCAAAGTGTGGCCTAGAAGGGGTCGCGGTAACGATGCAAACCATTCTGCAATAAGAGTAACTAATATTGCTAGCCATGTCAGTGAGCTATTAAGCTTATTTGAATCGTTTAAGGTACTCAATGATGAAGTATCAAACATACCATCTTATATGCATGGTGAAAGCGGCAAAGGTGTTGCGAACACTGTTGGTGGCTTATCCATGCTGATGGGTGCATCTAATATCACCATCAAAGACGTTGTAGCTAACTTCGATGAAGGTATCACGATACCATTCATCACAAGTGTTTATGATTGGATCATGATGTTTGGTGATAAGTCGATTAAAGGCGATGTGAATATTCGAGCAACTGGCTCATCTTCATTGGTTGCTAGAGAAATTAAAGCCAACTCATTAAGTCAGTTTGCAAGCGATACAGCGAACCCCACAGATGCTGCGTTCATTGATCGGCCAAAGCTTTTACGTGAACGCGCTAAAATCCTTGAGCTTCCTGATGATATTGTAATTTCAGAAGAAAAAGCCGAAGCGTTTATGCAGGAAATCAAAGCGCAGGCAGCACAGATGTTCTCACAAATGATGGCTCAATCTGCAATGCAACAGCAGCAGGAAGAGGAAGCGGCTAAGCAACAGCAGCAACAAGGAATGATGGCGTGAAGGACAGTTTGAATAAGTCCATTGCGGAATGCCAAAGCCTTCAAATATCTACAGCGGGCAGGGCTTATAAAGCACTGCTAGAAAACGCTATTGATGATTGGACAAAAACACTTGTCGAAACAGATGATGATGCTGAAAGCCATATGCTCAAAGGCGCAATCAGAAAAGTAGGCTACCTGCTCAAACGAGTAGAAGAACAAGCAGCCACATAAAACCAGTTTACCTAGCTGCACACTTGCTAGGAAAAGAAAGGCCTAGAAATAGATACCTTAAAAACAAATGCGGATACCAATAAGGCCCGTGAGGAGAAAGCGTGAGTACAGAGCAAAACGAGCACGAAGAAGAGCAGGACTTTGAAGCAGCTTTTAACGAAGAAGAACCCCTAACTGATGAAGGCGATACCGATATGGCCGCAGAAGATTTGGACACAGGGGACAATGAAGGTGAAGTGAACGACACTGATTTAGCTGATGATTTAGAGGGGAAACCCGAAGATGATGCAGAAGATCAGGCTCAGGTTGATTCTGAAGATACTGGCAATGGGGATGTTGATTTAGCGCAAGCTGATGATGACCTTGCTGATGTACTAGAAGAAGACAAGCCGAGAGCAAAGTCGTGGGAAGGTCGTTTAAAAAAACGTGAGGAAGATCTTAAAAGGCGCGAAGATAAGTTGAATCTCGAACAAGAACCAGATGTGGATGAAACCGCAGGTGGTGAAGGTGAAAGTGCAGATGAATTTGAGCCAGAAGACGAAAGCGAAATCGCTGATGTCTTAGGTGATTTTCCCGAACTTGCAGACCCCATTGCTAAAATAATCAGTAAAGAGGTTAAAAAAGCAACGGAAGCGGTACGCAATGAGTTTCAACAACAACTAGACCCGGTGACACAGCAGTTAGATGAAAGCAAGGCTGCAGCGGAAGCAGCAGCAGCCAATATTCATTTTGCAACAATCACTGAACAACACCCTGATTATTCAGAAATCGTACAAGGCGATGCGCTTAATGATTGGATTGACAACCTGCCTCATCGGAAGGCTGTTAAATATGAGCGTGTCTGCAATGAAGGTACTGCAGTCGAAGTGGTCGAAATGCTAAGTCAGTTGAAGTCAGACCGACAAAAAGAGAGCAAGAAAGACGCTTTAAATCAACGTAGAAACAAGCAGAAACAAGCAGGTCAAGTGATGCCTAGGTACTCATCCAAGGTGGATGGTAAGAAAGGTAAGGTTGATATGGATGATTTTGATGCTGGATTCGATGATGATTAAACGGTGCTTCTTCTCCTTTTAACTTAACAAAGGAGTATCCACTATGATTTATGGTGATATTAGCCCACGTACCGCAGGACATGCGGTAAAAAAACTGCTCAAGCGAGGATTACCCTTCTTGGTGCTGGAAAAATTTGGACAGACTTATCCTCTGCCATCTAAAAGTACAAAAACTGCAAAGTTTCGCCGTTATGAAGCTTTAGCAGCAACGCCAAACGCTTTAACTGAAGGCGTAACACCCGTAGGTAAAGCGTTAACTGCAACTGATGTGAATTCAACATTGAACCAGTACGGTGATTTTATTGAAATCTCTGATGTGATCATTGATACGCATGAAGATCCTGTGCTTAACGAAGCAACCGATGTGTTGGGTGAGCAAGCTGCAGAAATGATTGAAATTGTACGCTACAATATCCTGAAAGCTGGTACTAACGTATTTTATGCTAATGGTGTTGCACGTGCAGCGGTTAACTCAGTGCTTACACGCGCATTGCAGCGTAAAGTGGTTCGTGGCCTTAAACGTCAACGTGCGCGTTACATTACAACTGTTGTCAAATCGACTGCAGCTTTCAATACAGAGAATGTTGCACCAGCCTTCATTGGTTTGGTTCACCCTGACTTGGAAACAGATGTGCGTAATATGCAAGGTTTTGTTGCTGCAGAGAACTATGGCTCCATGACACCTTATGAATCAGAAATTGGTAAGGTTGAAGGCGTGCGTTATGTTCTTAGTACAGTATTCACACCATTTGCAGATGCAGGTGGCTTGGCAGCGACCAACTTAACATTGTCAACAACAGGCACCGCGTCTGATGTTTACCCTGTTTTGATTATCGCCCGTGATGCATACGGCATTGTTCCATTGAAAGGTAGTAATGCTATTACCCCATTGGTGAGCAATCCTCGTCCTCAAAGCAGTGACCCATTAGCGCAACGTGGCACCGTTGGTTGGAAATCAATGCAAACTGCAGTGATTCTCAATGACTTGTGGATGGCACGTATCGAAGTAGCTGCAACTGACTGATAGTTAGCAGTGTTATCTAGCAGCTTAACGGCTGCTTTTATGAAGCCCCTTCTTCATCGAAGGGGCTTTTTTTATGACCAAAAAAACAAAGACAGGAGAATGAACATGTCGGGAATTAAGAAGTTATCACCAACTAGCGTGAAACGAATGAAAGAAGAAACGCTTTGTGCAAAGCTGTATGAAAACTTTGGCATTGAAGCAGACCCAGAAAGCTTTAGTCATGAACAACTTGAAGATCTTTATTTTAAAGCACAAGAAAGTCACTTTGCTGATTCTGATGATGAAGGCAAAAACGATGATGCCAGTTCTGATGATGAAAAAATAAATGCAGATGGTACAACAGTTAAAGACCGTGAAGTGATTGGTATTAATATTGCACATGAAAAAGGTGAGCCACCTTATGTAGATTTATCTTTAAACGGTAAAGCGTGGCGTATTAAACGTGGTGAAGATGTGGAAGTTCCGCGTTATGTATATGTAATGCTTAAAGGGCTTGTTGAAACACACTTTGAACATGATGACAAGACGGGCGAAAACATCCCGCGTGATCAGCCGCGTTTCAATATTACATTGAATATCTAAAATAATTGGGTTGGTCCAAAGCCCCTTCTTAATTGGAGGGGGGGCTTTTTTTATGAGAGGTGAAGCAAGATGGGTACAAAGTTAGCGAGTGATATTATCACCAGGGCAAGAACTATATTCCAAGATGACACAGGTACGCGCTGGGTTGATGCCGAAGAATTGAATTGGCTAAACGATGGGCAACGTGAAATTGTCTTACTCAGACCCGAAGCAAATGTGATTAATGAAACCGTGATCTTGGCACCTGGAACGAAGCAAGCTATACCTGTACTTGGTATAAAACTGATTGATGTTACTAGAAATATGGTAGGTATTGGGCAAAATGCTGCGGGTAAAGTCATCAGGCTTATTAAAAGAGAAGTGCTTGATTCAACTATTCCCACATGGCATTCAGACGCGGCAAATGCAGCGGGTGAAGTTGACCATTACTTGTTCGACCACAGAGACCCTAAATCGTTTTATGTTTACCCTCAGCCGCCAGTTACACCCAATGGTATTGAGATTATTTACTCTGCTTCACCTACAGACGTTGCATTGGTCGCTAACCCAATTACGCTGGATGATATTTACGCAAACGCGATTCTCGATTACATGCTTTACCGATCATATTTAAAAGATGCCGATTTTTCTGGCAATGTTAATAGAGCAACGCTTCATAAAAACGCATTCATGCAAAGCCTTGGTTTAAAAGCGAAGTCTGATGTTGAGACAGACCCTAACGCGGCATGAGTTTACTTACCGATTTCCTCAACGATGTGAGACCTGATGTACCAGATTGCCTTGATAAGATCATGATTGATGCAATCAGGCAGTCAGCGATAAAACTTTGTGAAGAGGCACCTATATTGGTCGCCGACCTTGCACCTATCACGCTATCTAATGGCGTGAGCGAATATGCTTTGCCACAACCGTTAGATCAGAGAGTATTGTCAGTAAATGATGTGTTTGACAGTCAGGGCACCAGATTGCAGCACTTGGCATTAAATAGGATGCAAGCCAATAGTGCAGGTTTAAAACCTATCTATTGGGCCATGGTGAACAGGGACACAATAAGACCATATCCAACACCTGGTGCAACGGGTGATACCATCACAATAAAGGCTACATTAAAGCCTTCTCAAACATGTACGACTATTGATAACTTCTTATTTGAAGACTATCGGATAGGTATTGCAGCAGGGGCTAAAGCAAGCCTTATGTCCATGCCAGCAAAAGAATGGACAAACTTTGAGCTTGCTGTTTATTACAAAAGTCTATTTGCTGATTGCGTAAGCGATGCAAGAGTATCTATTGCCACAAACTTTAGTAGTGCGCCTATGCAGGTGCGCCCCGTTAGGTTTGGTTAGATGTCTTTAATATTTATTGATAATCCAAAAGGCGAAGCACCAGCCGTTGAGCCTACACTTTTACCAAACAATAATGCTCAGACTGCACGTAATGTACGTTTAACATCAGGTCGCATTGACCCATTGCGACAAAGCGTGTTGAACTGGACAGCAACAAAAGCAGGTGTAATCAACAGTATTTATCGTTTCGCTGCAGATACAGCAAACCCGTATTGGTTTCACTGGCTTGATGAAGTTGATGCAGTGCGTTCACCGATCAACAGTGATATAACAGAGCGCACTTACTTCGCAGGGGTCGGCGTACCTCCGCAAGTCACGGATAACAGTATAGCGGTTCAGGGTGGAACGCTTTACCCAATGAACGCATACTTACTTGGCATACCAGCTCCAGCAGTCGCACCAGCCGTTTCAGCCACACCCAATGCAGACCAGGCATTGAACGAAACAACGACCTATACTTACACCTATGTGTCAGCAATGGGTGAAGAGGGCGCTCCAAGTCCTTCGTCAGCTTTAGTTGATATGGATACAGAAGCTTTAAGCGTTGCCTTATCTAACATGTCAGGTGTACCAACAGGAAACTATAATATTGCATCCAAGCGGATTTATCGCGCAGCTTCATCGTTATCAGGGACAGATTTTCAATTTGTTGCAGAAGTACCTGTAGCCCAGGCGACCTATACAGACACAACAACAACAGATGCTTTGGGTGAAGTGATTGTTTCAAACAATTATGATATGCCTCCATCAACTATGCATGGGTTAGTCAGTATGCCAAACGGCATTGTCGCAGGGTTTGATGGTAATGATTTATTATTTAGCGAGCCGTTTCAGCCTCATGCTTTTCCAATCCCATATAGATTAAGTACAGATTATCCCATTGTAGGGCTTGCTGCATTCGGAAGCTCTATTGCCGTACTCACAACCAATGCACCTTACATTGTAACGGGCGTTCATCCATCGGGCATGAGTATGGATAAACTTGAACTTAATCAATCGTGTGTAGCAAAGCGCGGCATTGTTGATATGGGTGCATTTATTCTTTATCCATCACCTGACGGGCTTGTTTCAATCGGATCGGGACCAGCGGGTGTTATCACCAGAAAACTATTCACAAGGGATGAATGGCAAGCTTTAAACCCATCGTCTATGCATGCTTATTCTATTGATGGCATGTATATCTGCTTTTATGACAATGGCGTAACACAGGCAGGTTTTATTCTTGATCCATTCAATCCAGACGTGGGCATTTCTCATGTCGACCAATATGCAACGGCAGGCTTTACGGACACAGTAAACGATGCGTTATACCTCGTTGATTCAGTCAGTGGTGATATTGTTGAATGGAACGCAATAGGGCAGCCTAACTTGCAAGCCACATGGAAGTCCAAGAAGTTTATTGGCTCACCCACAAATTATTCATCTATGAAAGTTCAGGCACTTAATTACCCAGTTACCGTAAAAGTGTCTGCAGACAATGTATTAAAGCACACGCAGCAAGTGTTGAGTAGCGGTGTATTCAGGCTACCCAGTGGTTTCATGGCTGAAACATGGGAAATAGAGGTGTCTGGTGTAAATGCAATACAAAGTATTCAAATGGCGACAGCAGTCGCTGAACTAAAACGATAAAGGATCTAATATGGCACAATGGCATAAAGATGGCACTGTTACATTTACGAATGGAAGCCCATTAGTCGTAGGGGTGGGAACAAACTGGCTCACAGTTGGAAAAATTGCGCCAGGCGATGTGCTTGTAGATGTTTCAAATTCAACACTGTATGAAATATTAACGATTGCAGATGATGCAAACCTGACGCTTGCAACCAATTTTGAAGGGGCAACGGCATCAGGCAAGACGTATGGCATCATACGCATGCAGTTCGTATCATTAAGTACGGCAGCATTAGCAACGCAAATAACCACGTTACTATCATCTTGGCAAGGAAGAGAAGACGAGCTTATTAACTGGCTGGCAGGAACAGCAGGCGGTGGCGTAAACAGTGACGGAAAGTACTCGTTAACCGATGCAACGGGGATAACATATCAAGTTAAATGCGCTGCGCAGATGCAGAGTGACGGGCAAGTTGTTATAGATACTGCGCTGGTAGATGTGTCAGCAGCAACAAATGCTGCAATCTCAACAGCCAACGACACCGTAACCACAGGAGCTGACGTAGCAATCACGAATGCCCATGTTGTGACAGCTACAGCGGCTAAAAATTCTGCTACAACGGCTAAAAATGCAGCTGTCACGGCAAGAAACGCAGCCCAGCTTGCTGAAACTAATGCCGCAGCTACCTTCGCACAGTTCGGAAGCCAATATTTAGGCTCGAAGACAACAGCTCCTACATTGGATAACAACGGAGCTTCCCTTACTGCAGGTGACATATACTGGGATACTACACTGAGCGACTTGTTGTTCTACACAGGTACTGCTTGGATAGCACCAGATGCCCTTGCAAGCGCATCCGCTACAGCAGCTTCTGCAAGTGAAACTAATGCAGCAGGTTCAGCGGCAAATGCAGCCGCAGACAGAGTTCAGACAGGCTTGGATGTAATAGCTACAGCAGCAGATGTGCTTACAACTAATACTGATGTTGCTGGCTCTTCTGCAAATGCAGCGGCAGCCTTAGCCAGTGAAGCAGCAGCAGCATTAAGTGCAACAGCAGCAGGGGTGAGCGAGACTAATTTAGCAACTTCTGAAGCTAGTGCATCTACTTCAGCCTCTACAGCTACTACACAGGCGGGCATAGCAACTACTAAAGCAGATAGTGCATCTACTTCAGCCTCTACAGCTACTACACAGGCGGGCATAGCAACTACTAAAGCAGATAGTGCATCTACTTCAGCCTCTAATGCAGCCTTCAGTGCTACAGCAGCAAGTGGTTCAGCCTCTACAGCTACAATAGAAGCTAATAATGCTGGCACATCAGCGACCAATGCAGCTTCTAGTGCAAACACTGCAACCATAGCAGCTACGAGTGCTGATGCTTCTGCAACTACGGCAACTACGCAAGCAACTAATTCGGTAACGTCAGCTTCTAATGCAGCTACGTCAGAGACTAATGCTGCTAATAGTGCCGCATCTATTTCTGTGGGGGTTGCTGGTGGTGTAGCCACCCTAGACACTAATACTAAAGTGGTTGAAAGACTATCTTACGAGGGCGTAGCCAGTGGTGTAGCAACCACTGATACGAACAATGAAGTAGTGCAGTTACCAGCAGGGGCAGCGGCAGCAGGTGCAGGTAAAGTGTTGCATGGTGATGGCAGCTTTGGTTTCGCAGGTAAGATGCTGCAAATGGTGGATCATAAGTGGACGAATTACGCCACCAATACGACAACCACTTGGCAGCTTGTCACAGGGTCAACTTTCAGCTTTACGCCGAAGTCAGCCACAAGCATGTTATACATCGAAATGAACGTAGCTAGTCATCTGCACAGGGCATTAGGCACAGGAGTAGGAGGGCGATATTCTGTGCGACATAATGGTACACCTTTACATAACGAAGTAACCGGATATACGCATGAGCATTATGCGTATTCTGGAGGAGGTGCTGCAATAGACAATTACTCTCGCATATCTAAGATGGCTTCTGCACCTTCGGGCAGCACAGCAGCAAGGAATATTGAAGTGATGTTTAACTTATATATTGGGGACTATATAAATGTAAACTACAATAACGCTTTCGAGAGCTATATAAGAGTGATTGAGGTGGAAGCATAATGAATAATCCAACAGAAATTGATGCAATATTATCGTTAGTCCCTAATGCTTTGTTCCATACGGATGATAAAGGTATCGTTTGGCACAAAGAGAACACTTTACCTCAACCAACGCAAGCTGAAATTGATGCCGAGTTGCTTCGACTTGAAGCACAAGCAGTTTCCACTAAGTATATGGAAGATAGGAGAGCAGCATATCCACCACAAGCAGACTACCTAGACGCAATCGTCAAAAGCGATACAACAGCACAGCAAGCATACATTGACGCATGTCTAGCTGTTAAAGCTAAATATCCTAAGCCGTTGTGAAGAAAGCCATACAGCAAATACCTGCAATATCGGGCAAGGTTCAGCCAGAGATAAAGAAGCCGCTTGATGCCATACGCAATGCGCTAAACACAGTAGTGAGCGGTAAACACCCTGCATTAATGTCAAAGGCTGATGTTGTAAATGCAGGACTTGCATCTTTATCACCAGGCGGCGCACTTGTGCCCAATAATTATGAGGCTATGCCTGCGCATACAGGATTCACCGTTGCAGGCGCATTCTCTTCTATTTTATTATCATGGGATGGTATATCTAGTTCTGCCTATTCTCATACTGAAATACACAGGGCGATGGTTGATGATATTGGGCAGGCAGTATTGGTTGGCACAACATCGGCTGGTGTGTTTTCTGATTCTCCTCCAAACAACTCTATATCGGTAACTTATTACTATTGGGTGCGTGCGGTAAACAAGAATGCAGTTGCAGGTCCCTTCAACGGTACGGTTGGTACACAAGGTAGCACGGCAAATGATCCTGCTTATGCTTTAGAGGTATTAGCTGGCAAACTATCACAGTCACAGCTTGCAGATAGTTTGAACAATAACATTAACATGATTAACCCTTTGGGTGAAGCGTTACTGCAATCAGCTATTACAACAGAAGTAACGATCAGTAAGAATTATAACAACACTGCAGCCATTCAGACTGAGCAAACCACAAGGGCTGATGCAGATAGTGCTTTGTCTCAACTAATCACAACATTACAGGCAATATCAGGCAGTAACACGGCAGCCATTCAGACTGAAGCAAGCGTTAGAGCCATGGCAATTGCTCCTGATTGGGTTGCCAATACCGCCTATGTAAAGGATGATATTGTTGTTTATAACAGCACTGCCAAGATATGTTTAACAGAAAATACTGACGCGGTATTTGTACCTGCAAACTGGGCTAATTATAACATAACCCAAGCGCAGTATTCAGTGAAAACAGACGTAAACGGTAAGGTTGCAGGGTTTGCATTGGCAAACAATGGTGTCACATCAGACTTTATCATAAATGTAGATAGGTTTGGCATCGCAACAGGGAACCCAACAGATCCAGACAATTACCCTTTTGTTGTTTCGGGTGGAACTGTTTATATCAAAGCAGCCTCAATTCAAGACGCATCAATTACCAATGCTAAGATAGGCAGCTTAGCAGCAGATAAAATCACAGCAGGAACAATCACGGCGGCGGTTGAGCTTATTGCTGCATTGATTAGAGGTGGGAACGCGACCAGCCTTGATATAGGCACAGGCGTGTACATTGATTCTGCCAACGGCACTTTCCGAATAGGTGACCCCGCTGGAGGGCATTTAAGATGGGATGGTGCGAATCTAACAGTGAATGGTGGCGGTGTTTTCTCTGGTGATATTTCTGCAGCAACAGGTAACATTGGAGGGCAAGCAGGATCAATAGCCAACCAAGGAAACCTAGCTGTGCTTAATGTGGTAGGTGGGGCGCAGATTGATAATTTAGCTGTTGATACGCTACACCTTGCGGGACAGGCAGTTACAATTCCTGTTTCATCGTACGCAGCCTCAATTATTACTATTCCTGGTACTGGCTCTTATTACACAGTACAAACGGCAGTTATTGCATCAACAGGTGCGCCTATAATGATAGTATTTTCACTGGGTGTTAAATCAGATTGGCTTTGGTATGACGATTTCGCTGTTAGATTGCTGCGAAACGGTGTGGTTATATTTCAATCAGAAACCATGCTTGGAAGCTATAGTAGCAGAAAATATTTCTCTTATAATTTAACGGATAAAAGAGCGGTGTCAGAAAAAAGAACATATAAGCTGCAGTTTAGGCAGGTAAGCTTTGACGGAGGTATGGAATCAACGGCAGTAAATAGATCACTGTCACTATTGGAGACCAAAAAATAATGTTAAATTTCTTTGTTCATAACAGTAATGGTGATATTTTACGCACAGGAACATGCCCCAAAGACATGCTTTCAATTCAGGCTGATTCAGCAACAGGTGAAGTCGCGTTGGAAGGTGTTGCAGATGATTCAAAGCAGCGGTGGAACGCTGCAACATCAAAGCTTGAAGACAAACCTATTGTACCACCGACAACACAAGAGCTTTGGAATGAAGTGAAAGTTAGAAGAAACATGCTCCTATCAAATTGTGATTGGACACAAATGCCAGACGTACCGAAGGCAACGCAAGATTTATGGAATCCTTACAGGCAGGCATTAAGGGATATAACACTACAGTCAGACCCATCAAACATTACATGGCCCACGCCGCCAGTTTGATTGTGCTTGAAATCAGTGCCGTAAAAATATAGGATTTTTCCATATTCAGAGAATTACCATAACCCTGCCTTAATCGGTGGGGTTTTTTCGTTTCAAGGTGGTACTTATGCTTCAAGTTGTCGATGTACGCTTTGCATGGGATGAAGTATTACCTCTGATTGACAGCGTAAGGGTTGCAAGCGGTTCTGATTGGCGTTGTGAGGATGTGTACGCATCATGTTTAGCTGGCGATTCAACCATGCTTGTGCCACAAGAAGTTGGTGCAGGTATATTGGTGATCAGTACAGAAATTAATAAATTTACATTGGAAAAGTTTTTGTTTATTTGGGTTTGTTATTCAAAAGATAGCAACGCTCAACAGCGATTCATGGATACATTGGTTGAAATCGCAAAGCAGGAAGCTTGTGCATATATTGAAATGCAAAGTCACAGGGTTGGATTTATGAAAAGCAAAGATTGGAAATCGTGCGCAACGATTTACAGAAAGGAGGTGTAGTCATGGGTAGCACATCAAAAATACAAGAAACACAAGCTGATAAAGATCGCATCAAGATGGCTAATGAGCTTTACAGTGACTACAAAACACGCTTTCAACCATTGGAAAAGAAAAATGCAGAGGATGTTCTTAACAGCGAAGGTTATCGCAGGAATATTGAAACAGGTCTTGCCACATCGGGCGCACGTAAAGCAGTTGATCAAGCGCAGAGCAATGTAAACACAACGAAGATGGCAAGCGGTATCAATCCGAACTCTGGTAATTTTACTGATGCAAACATTGGCGATAAAGGTGCGAAGATTGTTGCAGGTGCTGGTGTAGGCGCAGACGTAAGCAATTCAGCAGGACATCTAAGCAAACTTGGTGTTGCTATCAATAGAGGTCGAGGCAATCAGTCATCAGCCCTCCAGGGTATGAATACAACTGCCAACCTTCAGGCCATGCAAGAAAGAGCAAGGGCAGAGGCATCAGCGATGGAGAATGCTGCAGTAGGTGAACTTGCTGGAACCGCAGTAACTATGGGTGTAATGAATAAGAAGGGCGGCAACTTTACTAAAAAAGATGCAGGTTTCACAGTGCAGAAGCAGTCGCGTAACCCTTCGCCTATGGATCAGTACCGTATAAAAAAACCAGTGTGGGAGCCTTGATATGGGAGTAAGATGGGAGGATAATCCAAACAACCAAGAAAGTAATAACTATGTGAACCCGAACCCAAGTACATCCCAGGATACCCTAAGCACCATCAATCGTAAGCAGTTAGACTTTTACAACAAAACATACCGTCCACTTGAAGATAAGTTGCAGAACATGGTTGATAACCCTGATTATACAGGGAACTTCACACGCGGCATGAAGCAGGTTGATAATGCGTTCGCAACATCGGCAGGCAAGGAATCAAGAACCCTTGCACGTTATGGTGTACAGCAAACGGCAGGCGAAAAAGCAGCGTCATCAAGAAAGATTGGACTATCAAGCAAGCTTGCAAAAGTTGGTACAAAAAACGCTATACGCACATCAACATATAACCAAACAGAGCAGGCAAAACAGGCATTGTTAGGCATTGGTACAGATACACAACGTAAGGCGCAAGGTTTGTTTGAGGCATCGGCAACATCAGAAGCTAATCGGAATGCAGCAAACGCAAATATTTCAGCACAAAACAATTCAAATAACATGGCCCTAGTTGGTACTGCAGCAATGCTGATGATGTAATGAGGATATTATTATGGGTTTAGGTTCATACGCAGGTGGAATTAGTAGAGGCATCCAAAACGGTGTAAATATCAGCTTAGCTTTACGCGCAGATAAACGTGCAGAAGCCAATCAGAAGCTTGGCCTTCAACGGCAAGAAAAGGCTGATAGTCGTGCTGATACTCTTTTTACCCAAGGTCAGGATGATCGAGAGAAGAAAAGCGAGATTGATGCTTTGAACAGAAGGGGGCGTGGCTATGCACTAAAGCTAGGTACATTCGGTAGTCTTGATAAGGTTGATAGCCAAACAATCACGGGCATCTATAAGGCTGAGGGTATGTTTGATGACCTTGCAAAGCCTGGTCAAACAAACTTCCACTTTGCTGATTATTCAGACGGGAAAACTCAAGGTAAAATTATTCAGTTTAACCAAAAAGATGAAAGTGGAAAGCTGATAACAAACGAAGACGGTTCACCAAAATGGTTCTCTATGACGGAAGGTAGGGGAACCACGGACAATGGCGTTGCGATGCCTTCGGGCTACTGGGTATCAAATGCGCTTGCTAACATGACGGAGCGGGGTGCAGACGATAAATCTATGCTGAGTTTATATGATAAGAAGCTTACCGAACGTGACAAGATTGAACTGCAACATAAGAATGCTAAAGAATTGGCGAAGTATAAGGCTGGGATAGAGACTGGTAAGAAGCCAACGTATAAAACAGATGCCAACGGCAATACTTTTGCCATTATTGGCAATGAAGCTGTTCCTGTACAAGTTCCTGCATCAAACAGAACAATTCAACAAAGACAAGTAAACGCACAAGCCGATGCCTTGGCGCAGGGTGTGCCTGAAACATTGGTGCGCCCAGTTGAGCAATTCGATGTTTCTAGAACCGAAGTGCTACAACAGGCACCCAAAAAAGCATTCACTAATAAAGTGATAAGCGATGAAACAGGAAACGAGCGGGTCATACGGGTGTATGATGACCCTAATAAGCCTGCAGAATACATTAATGCACCGACAGCCAATTCAGCAGCAGAAACGCCACCAATACAAGGTGCGCAGAAAGCACCAGATGGAAAATGGTATATTGAGAGAAACGGCAAATACTTTGAGGTAGCACAGTGAAATTAAAGCCAGTTGACTACAACCCTTTTGATGAAAGTAATGTAAAACTAATACCCGTTGACCGTAACCCCTTCGAGGGAGCCGATACTGAAACAAACCAGCTTGCAGCAGGCTTTAAAACTGCAGTTGATACAACACAAGCAACAGGATATGGGCTTGCAGCATTGGCAGGTGATGCAATTGGTTCGGACACAGTTCGTGATTGGGGCATGGATGGGTACAAGCGCAACATTGATGAATCACAGCAGAATGGATTGCGAGTACAAGACTATGGCGATGTAAATAACCTGAATGATGCCGCTGATTATGTGCTTGGCGGTATAGGGCAGATTGCCCCAAGTGTTATTACAATGATCGCTACAGGTGGTGTCGGTGGCTTAATTGCTAAATATGGCGCGAAGAAAGGTGTGGAGAAATTAGCATCCACCATGGTAAAAGATGGTGTAGAAGAAAAAGTTGCTAAGGCAGCAGCGGATAAGATGCTAAAGAAAGCTATTCAAAAAGGGCAAATAGTCGGTGCAGCAGCAGGTTCAATGGGCATGCAGACGGGCAGTATTTATGGTGATGTTGCGGAGCAGGGCGCAGAAGGCGCGGGAGCGATTGCTTTAAGTATTGGTGGCGGTGTTGTTTCTGGTGCGCTTGATGCTTTACCTGTGCTTGGAGTAGCCAAGAAGTTTGGCTTTGGTGGGGCTTTAAAGCAAAGTATTGAGAAAAGTCTTATTAAGCGTTTTGGCAAAGAGGGTGCAAAAACCGCACTGGCAGAAGGTGCAACAGAAAGCGTACAAACACTGATTGAAGAAACTACTAAATCATTCATCTTGGATAAAGAATTACCTGATGATATTGCCCATCAAATGATAAACGCAGGCTTATTGGGCGCAATCGGCGGTGGTGCTATGGGCGGTGCAGCAGGCGCTATTGCTTCGCCATCTAATAATAGCGAGATCGACAGTCCATCAAATAACACAAAGATCGACACAAGTATGGATGTGAACGATACGGGGTTGGATAATTTTGCATCCACCCTTGAAGAACCAACCGACCTTGATGCACAGATTGATGAGGTAGTGGCAGAGGTTGCCCAAGAGCAGCGCACATCGGGCAACATTGGGCAACACGCTTTAGAGGCCCCTGTTACCACAAGCAGGGTTCGTGATGATGGTGTTATTGAAAGCGGCACAGAAGCAGACGTGCGCAAAGATGATAACTTAAAATTTCAAATTGAAGCATTAGCTCAGATTGCACAATCAGAAGAACCAGCCGTGGTTAGGCAAAAGGCTATTGAACAAGTAAGGCAGCATGGTCTTGGTGGTGCTACAATAATCGGGCAGCAGGTATCGCCAGATGGTAGCGTATCTCCCCTTACGGATGTTCAATCTTATGAAAATCAACAAAATGCACAGCAATTACAAGCTGAGCAGCAGGCAAATGATACAAGTGCAGATAATGCGATCCACGGAAGGGCTGAACCATGGAATGAGGCGCAACCCGCTTTAACACAAGAAGATGTAAACGCCCAAGATGCGGCAGTTGCCAAAGTACCCGAGAAACCAGAAACACTTGCATTGCAGATGCAGGATATGCTTGATCCAAGTTCGCCGCGTGAGGCATTGCTTATCACTGAAGGTGAGGCACCTATTAATGTGCCAACAGGATATAATGCAGTCGATGTACCAGGTAAAGGCACGTTGATTTATGGTGAACCGTCCACTTTGGTTAAATTCATGCAGGGTGAAGATGTTCTAGGTTATGGCACAAATGAGAAGCCAGTAGATACAGCTCACTTAACCACCACAGTACGAGATCAATCGGGCGCAGTTAGGCAAGATGTTGTAGGAAGCAATGAAGGCATAAACAGTGCAGCAGAGGCGGTTGCTGGTGACACAGGCACAGTCGAAGTAAGACCAACAGAAGAAGCTATTGCAGAGCGTCAAGATGGTGTGGAGCATGCATTACAGCAGGATGTTATATCAGAAACACCCCAGGTACCTGACATAAGCCCACCGCTTATATCCGAAACTAACCAACAATCAGACTTAGCGGCTTCCAATACGGAGGCCGTTTTTGATTCTGCCCCTAAAGAATTAAAGTATGACACCCAAAAAACAGGTTCAGTTATTGTATCTGGTGATGGTGCCCGTACAATTTTAGAGCAAGCAGGTATTAAATTCTTACCACGCAAAGATAATACTGCACTTGTAGGCAAGAAAAATGCAGGCAAAGCAATCAAGCTTATCAAAGCACAATCACCTGAAGCATTGAACAGGAAGGCGTTGCGCAGCCAAAAAGCATCGGAGAGTGCGAGGAAACGTAAGGAAATTTCAGAAGCTGACAGCCTTGAAGTATTTGTACGAAAAGTTGGCGGCATATCTGATAGTGACTTTATCCGCAGTTTTGCATCTAAAGAGATTGGCAAAACTGACAATAATTTTTATGGCAGCCTAGCTCATGCGAAAGGCAAAAGCGCAGATTATGTTGCAGAGCTTGCTCACGAAGCAGGATATATCCAAGAACGCAGCCCGCAGGCGTTACATGATGCTCTAGACCTAGAAGTAAGACAAGGCGTTAAACAGTATGCTAAAGGTCATGAGATAGACCTTGCAGGGCAGCATCAGCGAGATTTAGAAGCACAGGATAAGCTTGATGAAGCATTGCTTAATGAGTACGGTGAAACCTTAGAAAGCTATTATGAATTAAAATTATTGCGTGAAGATTTTGAAAGTTTTGCGAACACGGTGCTTACTGATGGAGCAGAAGTTCCCGCAAGGTCAGTAACACTAGATCAAGCACTGGAGACACAGAATGAAATTGAGCGGTTGGGTAGTGAAGCTTCCAGGCAACAGGGAGCCGACAGCGGAAGACGACAAGAAGATGCAGAGGGTAGCAAACAAAGTAAACAAACCGATACGTCTACCAAGCGGAGAGCTTTACATGCCGAACCAGGACAAGGACAACAAAACCTCTTAGACACAGGTAAGCCACAGGTAAGCAGTGATGCAATCAAGCTTGATGAGAAACAGAATAAACCGCTAGACCTTCAAGATGAAAATAGCTTGTTTGGTACAAAGGAACGTGCTGAAGCTAAGGCTAAGCAGCCTGATTTTCTTGAACAAAAAACCGATAAAGCAGATAGCTTGCTTGATGAAGTTGCTCCAGATAGACCTATGCTCAATGCTGATGACTTCACTGTGCAAAACATGGCTGATATGGGTGTTTTGGCTGCGAAAGATGAGCTTAAAATACGGAAGGCTATCAAAGCAGAGTTAGGCTCAAACTCAAATAAACCTAAAGCGACTGAAAAACCAGCGGTTCAGAAGAAAAAAGCTCCTAAACAGGACGTTTTACTTGGCAAGAATAAAGATGGCTTCCCATTATATGAAGATGATAAGGGTGTGCGCTACTATGTAGAAAGCGGTATTCGTATTGGTGAGGCTGTTACTCTTAATGGATATGGTTCACCAGAGGGCGTAAAAGACCGTACTGGAACAAGATATGAAGTTGCGCCAGAAGCGCATAACCCTAAAGTATCTGAAAACAAGGTATTCACCAGCGATGCTGCGGCAGAAGCTAGGAAGGTATTGTTAGCAGGATTGTCTCAAACGAGCGCAGGCCTAGATCCTAAGTTGGTACAGGCAGGCATTACACTTGCAGGTTACCACATTGAGGGTGGAGCGCGTAGTTTCTCAGCTTATTCAAAGGCTATGATTGATGATTTAGGCGATATGATTAAGCCTTACCTAAAACAATTTTATATGAATGTTAAGTTTGATCCGCGTGCTGCTGACTTAGCAGTAGATATGGATAGTGCAGCATCGGTTGAATCTGCTATAGTAGACACTGCGTATGGTAAAAAAGAGGTTACTAATGCCAGAAGAAATGACACAGGAACAAAAAGAACTGCTAGTGCAGACGATGACGCAGCACATAATCCATCAGGAATATCAGCTAAGCAACAAGGAATGGATAAGCGCGAAGGAAGAAGCGGAAGTAAATCTGAATTACAAACAGGACAAGGCACTGCTGACACGTCTGTTTCAAGCAATCGGGGTGGAAATGGGGTACAGTCCGAAGATCGAGGATTGGTCGGACACAAAACCGATGAGCAAAGTCAACGATATGGCAAACGGACATCTAGCGAACACGGAATTTTACCAGGAAACTCTAGGGAAACTAATGTTAGGGCTTCAAATTACAGTTTAGAAAACAGTCCTAATATTGCACTAACACCAGCTAAACGCAGGGATATTAATAATGCAGTAGATGTAATACTGGAAAAACCTGCGGTAGAAGTAACCCAAGCAGATAAAGAAATCCTACGTCAATACACGGGTAAAGGCGGCTTGAGTTTAGAGGAATCAAAAGATGCTGGCGCGGCAATCTTCAACCAGCACTACACTGACTACAGCACAATTAAAGCGATGTTCAATGCGCTAGATGCAGTAGGTATTAAATACAATCGCGTTCTTGAACCTTCCGTTGGCAGTGGTAATTTCATTGGTATGCGTCCTAATGTAAAATGGGATGCAGTTGATATTGATGAAACCAATATTGAAGTTGTAAAAAGATTATACCCACAAGCCAAAGTTTCAACAGAGTCTTACGAAACATTTAAGGGCAAAGGTTATGATTTAATTATCGGGAACGTACCATTCGCATCATTCGCATCATTAGCTCGTAAGCATGCCGCATTGATACAGCCAAGGTTCAAGGCAATTCATAATTTCTTCTTTGCCCAATCATTAAATAAAGTCAAAGATGGCGGCATTATCGCTTTTATGACTTCAACAGGAACGATGGATGGATCTAAAGAAGCAGGTGTATTACGCAAACACTTAATGTCAGAATCCGATGTTATCGGTGCATACAGGCTACCCATGGGTACGCAGAAAGCTAACGCCTCAACTGAGGTAATGATTGACGTGATATTTTTGCAGAAGCGACCTAGTGGCATTGTGTCGAAGCAGAAAGGCATTAACGATTCATTTATTAATCTTGGGAGTAAAGAAGGCCATAGGATTAACCAATACTTCATTGATAACCCAGAGAATATATTGGGTGATTTATCAGTTGGTATTGATAAAACCAAGATGGGGAAAGAAGGATTAATCGTAACTGGTACAGCAAGATATGATGATATGGTTGTTAAGCCACAGGCTTATAACAAGAAGAAAAAAGATATTAAGGGTGAGTTTACCAACCGGGAAGAAGCTAAAACGTATGCTGATGCTAACAATCTAACTTTTTCAGACCAGGCTATACCTTCTTTTGAATTGAAAAATGAAACCACCGCAATCATTACAGATAAGGTAGTCAGCTTTAGCGAGGAAGATGGAAGCGCATTGTTTGGTCACGAAGTATCAGGCCTTGCAGTCAGAAAGCTTGCTCTATTACAGCGCATTGAAGATACGCACGATGCTACTTTAATTAAAGAATACCAAGACACATTCACCAAGTCCCCGCATAAAGACAGGCTTCTTATGTCTAGCGCAAAGGCTATGTATGCAGACAAGAAATTAAAACAGTTCCTTAGCTTGTTTGATGATTCGTTCAATCCAAGCGAGATTTTTAGCGAGCAAGTGCGCTTTGAAGATAGTGGTCAACTAGAGGTTACAGCCGATTCACCATTGCTGGACAGGGCTGAAGCTGCGGAAGATTCAGAAGGATTTATCAAAGAAGGTTCAATTAGTCATGGTGAAATTCAACATTTATTAGACAATAATGATTATGCAAGAGTTAGCCAAACTGTCATCCAAAATGCACGGTTATATTATGCAGGAAATATTTATAACAAATTAGATGCGCTTGGAAAGGTGAAACCAGCAGCACAACGCAATAAGCAGAAGGATCATCTTAATAGGGTATTACCTGATAATATTCCGATGAGCCGCATTACAGTAAGCGGTAAAGAAGGATGGCTTCCAGCCAGCGTGCAAGACATGATTGGTCGGCGCGAAAGTTATGACGGTACAGTAGTCTATGGATCAAACTTATTTCCTGAACATGATATGCGCGATGTTTATAATAATTATGTCAACAACAGTTCTTTAGTAAAAAGAGGTAAGGAAGAACTAGACGGGTCATTTAATCAACGTGTAAAAGATGCTCAAGAGTTGCTTAAAAAAGATGTATTACCAAGAATTAAACACGCTATACATGATAATGGCCTAGATCAGGAAGTGGAAGATGTGTTTAATAGACGTAATAACTTCTTTGCTGCCCCTGTCTTTAATGGTAATACTCTAAAGAATCTACCAACTACGTTTAGAGGTAAGGAATTTACCTTAATGCAACATCAGCAAGAAGGCTTAGAGCGGCTTATTTATAATAAGCGCGGAGTTCTAGCATTTGCGCCAGGCTTAGGAAAAACACCTACAGCTATTATTGCCGCTAAACAGTTGCTTGATCGCGGAGTTATGAAAAAGCCTTTGTTTATCGTCCCTGCAAATACAATCCCTCAATGGGAAGAAACAGCACGCGAACTATATCCGCACTCCAAGATCTTTGAATTTCCACGTTATGTGCGAGGTGTCAATAAAGGCAAGGTTAAGCCGTGGGCTGCCATGAACGCAGTGGATAAAGAGACAATGGTGAATAAATTATCGAATAATAGATATGATTTTACCTTTATTTCTATGGAGCTTTCACAAAAATTTACGCTTCCAGTAAATGATATGCGTAAATATGTACGTGAGTTATTAGAGAGCATTAGCAGTAATGAAAAGAATGATGATGAATTAACGAAGTCTCAAATTAAAGCCAAAGAATCAAGAATTGCAAAACTTGAAATGCTTGAACATACGCTAATGAGCGATCATGCAGGAAAAGCTCGTGAAGGCTTCGACATGGGCAGGTTGGGCTTTGATGCTATTATTGCTGACGAAGTTCAGAACTATAAAAATATAGGAATGCTTTCTTCTGATGTGCGTGGAGGATTGGGTAAAGATTTAGCACTTACGCCAACATTCCCTAAAGGTTCAGACGGTAAGGTTGATAAAACAAAAGACCCTATTGCAGTTAATCTTAGCGGTGCGCGTGCCTATGACTTTAGATTTAAGACACAATATATTTCAAGAAAAAACAATGGCAATAATATAATCCTTCTAACAGGAACACCAACGCCAAACAAACCCCTAGAGCTAATGACCTTATTGCATCATTTAGATACTAAGATCTTAGAAGAATATGGTGTCAATAGCGTTACCGATTTCACAGATGAATTTTTAGAAGTTGGCATGGAAGAAGACATACGCGCTGATGGTTCAGTAAAACAAACACCAGCATTACAAGAAATTAAAAATAAGGAATCATTACATAACATTATTAAGCGTTATGTCGATTACCGCAGCCCTGAATCAGCCAAAGACCTTACGCGACCAGAACAAATAGATGTAGTGCATAACATGGAACTAAGCCCTGATAGCAAGGTTGTTTTCGGTGATATTCAGCAAAGACTTATTAAGTCCATTGAAGCTGCGAAAAATAAACGACAAGGTAATGATGTAGAATCAGAAGAAATCATCCAGATGTATGGTGCAGGACGTGATGCTAGTATTGATCTTCGTCTTTATAAGCCAACAAGTTTTAGCGAGCTAGTAAGTGAAGGTGATGTTTTTAAGGATGAGCAAAATCAATCTTACTCAAAGATCGCGAAAACAGTTTTATTGGTTGCGGCGCAAGTCAAAAAAGACAGTAAGTCAGGTCAAATTATCTTTTTAGATAGGCTTAAGTTTGCTAATACTGGCGGCTCAACACATGAGGATATTCGCAATAAGATACTCAAATCTACCAATCTGAAAGAAACTGAGGTGGTTTTCGTGAATGGCGGTATGCACGTCAATCCAATAACAGGCAAGGTAGTAAAATCAGGCGCTAAACCAGAAAGGCTACAGGGAATTATCGACGCTTATAACAGCGGTGAAATCCGTGTGATTATTGGCAACACACCGAAACTTGGTGTAGGCGTTGATTTACAAGTTAATACAACAGACATTTATCAGCTTGATAAACCATACCGCCCTGATGAAATAGAGCAGCGTATCAATCGCGGCGTACGCCAAGGTAATAGATATGCGTCTGTTCGTAGCCACACATTTGATTTAATCGGATCTTTCGATGAATTGAGTAATAAGATTATTGATAGCAAGAAAAGTTTCAATGAAGTCTTTTGGGGTGAAACTACTGGCGATGTGGTTGATGTCTCTAACAAGGCCCCGTCTGATCCTTTTGAAGCCGCAATCGCACTAGAACAAGACCCTATCAAAAAGCAGAAGCTAATCATTGAGCATAAAATTTCTAATTCTAATAGGATATTAGCAGACTTAGCTAACACAATTAAGCGTTTTAATAGACGAATAGCAAGTGCAGAGCGTTCACTTATAGATATAGATGAAGTATTAGCTGGGTTAAAAGTTCGTCAAATACCAAGATATGATGGCATGAATGATGAAGATCGCGCAAAAGCCATTCGTGAATTTCACAAGCGGAATAAGGAAACTGCCAGCCGTAATGTTATCCGTAGAGATGAAGTGAATGATAATATCAAGAAAATTGAAAGCGATAAGCTTGCAAAAGAAAACGAACTAAAATCATTACAAGAAGAAATTAAGCAGATTCGCGATACATATATGGAGGAAGGCGAGGTATCTTTAGATTTAATTAAGAAAAATGGTGCTAAGTTCTCAATAGGCACTGCTCTTCATTCACTTGGTAAAAACAAGTCAGTCCCTATGCTTACTGATGTGGAACTCGATGCGATCATGCAGAGGGTCATCGACAGAGCTTCCGTCAAGTCTGGTGTAGCAGGGAACACTACGCGACACAAGATTATCGTTGTTGATGCGTTTTCTGATCTTCCTGCGCCTATAAGCAAGCAGGCAGATAAAGAGGGTCACAGCGGTAATGATGTAGATGGTCTTTTCCATAACGGCAAGGTTTACCTCGTAAAGAACAACTTGGCAAGACATAGTGATGTTGAAGCTAAGACTGAAAAGGTATTGTTGCATGAGTTTGTTCATGCAGATATTCGCGCAATGTTTGGTAAAGAGATCCACCTGGCTATGAACAGCCTATGGTTGTCGATTGGTGGTAACAAAGGCATTCGTGATATTGCCAAAGCGCGTGGCATTGATTTGAGTGAGTATGCCAAAGCAGGCGCAAAAGCCAATTATGGTAAGTTTCAGCGTCAGTCTATTATGATGGATGAACTACTTGCACACATTGGTCAAGAGAGGCCAAATCTTAAAGATAAAGTGAAGCGTATCATCGGCATGATTCGCCAATGGTTACGCGAAAATGGTTTAGTGAAGCTTGCCAAGTATGGTGAAACAGACTTGTTAAACCTTATCAGTACAGCAAGAAAACAAGCTGTTCAAACTAACGGTGGTGATACTCGTTTTATGGTGGCGTGGCATGGCTCACCACACGACCATGATGGATTTACTACAGACAAGATTGGTACTGGTGAAGGCGCACAGGCATACGGCCACGGCCTTTACTTCGCTGGAAGCAAGAAGGTTGCAGAGTGGTATAAAAAACGACTAGCAACAGGTGGTATGCTTAAATTTGGTGGTTTAAATGAATCACATATTGATCAAGAAACGAAAGATTTTATAGATGAAATGATTAGCATGTCAGATTTTTCGTATGATAACGAAGATCATTCTCTTAATTCTGAATTTGATACTGAAATGCACGATCAAGGCTTCGTTACAGGTAAATTAGCAAAAGATCATATCCTATGGTCCTTAAATTTTGAACTAGAAGGGAGAGGATTTAAGCGCGTAACAGATAAGCGGAGAGCCAGCCTTGAATCATTTAAAGAAATAATTGAATCAACGCCAGTAAATGAAGTAACCATAGGTGAGAATAAAGGTAAGCTATACGAAGTTGAACTAGCCCCTAAACAGGATGAGTACCTTCTTTGGGATAAGCTCTTGGATGAGCAGAGTGAGAAGGTTAAGAGTATTCTCACTAAGTCATCTAACGATGACATCAAAGAAGCGATATTAGATTTTGAAGATACGAATGGAAACGGTCTATACGCAAGCCTACAAATGAGTTTAAACTCACATGAAAAAGTATCTGACCTTCTTCATTCACTAGGCATTCGCGGCATCAAATACCTTGATGGCTCAAGTCGCAGTAAAGGTGAAGGCGATTACAACTACGTCATCTTCAATGATGAAGACGTTTCGATTTCAGCAAAATTCTCACGTTCAAAACCGAATGTATCAGGTACTTCATCTAGCAATGGTCGTGAATATACGGACGCACAGCTCGAAACAGTCGAGAAATTATCAAACATTAAAGAAGGTAAAAGCTACAAGGAAATCATCACTGATAAGCTTGCTGATTTTGGCAAACAGTGGAGACAAGGCGCTTTAGATCAGTTCGATTCTATTCGTAGAGTTCTCAATGATGAACGCTCATGGATGATGGCTCACCTTACCAAGTCAGCAATAGGTGTACTTGATGGCGTGATTAATTACGGCTCCCCAGAAATGCACCAAAATGCAGTGCGCTTAAAAGAAGATAGCAAAGGCCTTACGGAAATACTTTCACCATTAGGCACCGAAGTTGATGACTTCTTAAAATGGATGGCGGGTAACAGGGCGAAAGGCCTTAAAAAAGATGGCCGTGAAAACTTTTTATCATCAGAAGAAATCGAAACATTGCTTACCCTTAACAAGGGCAAGATGGAAGACGGTAGAAACCGTGTCTTGGTGTATGCAAAAGCCCGTCATGACTTTGAGAAACTGAATGCTGATATTGTGCAAATGGCAGTTGATAACCACCTGGTTAATGCTGAAGAAGCTGCATTATGGAAAGACGAAGGTTTTTATGTTCCATTCTATCGTGCTATGGAAGAGGAATCAGGCAAGCATCATGGGCCAATGGTAACAAGCGCACTTATTCGCCAGACTGCATATAAAGAATTAAAAGGTGCAGATAAGCCGCTTAATGATTTGCTTACCAATGTTCTAATGAATTGGAATCACCTTATTTCTGCAGGATTAAATAACCAGGCTGCATTATCAGCATTGAAAACTGCAGTTGAAATAGATGCTGCTGAAATAGTGAACGAAAATGCACGAAGCAAGGATGCCGTGTTTGTTCGCGCCAATGGTAAGCAGGTATGGTTTGAGGTATCAGATCCACTTGTAGCAGAAGCTTTGGCGGCATTGAATTATGATGGATTAAACAATTTCGCAATGAAGGTTATGCGAACTGCAAAACGCTGGTTAACTATTGGTGTGACAGCTTCACCAGATTTTAAACTTAAAAATATGCTGCGTGATACAGTGCAAGCCTTGGCTGTTGCTGACATTAGCAAAAACCCAGTCAGGAATGTTATGCAAGGTTTCAAAGCAACCAAAGCAGGCGGCAAGACTGATGTAAATATGTTGATGGGTGGCGGTGGTTTTGGTGATTCGGGTTATATCCACGGCAATGACCCTGATGCGGTGAAGAAATTAGTTAAACTGGGTAAAGGTGGGACACTTATCACTGACCCTAAGAATTTCATAAAACATCTTTGGAAAATGTATCAAGATTTTGGTGCTAGGTTAGAAAACGTAAACCGGGCGGCAAACTTTGAGCAAGCTTTGGTTGATGGAAAAGATTTGCTTACTGCAAACTTTGAAGCACGGGATCATCTTGATTTCTCACGTACAGGTTCGTGGACCACAGTTAGGGCACTTACCCAAGTGATACCATTCTTGAATGCCAGGTTGCAGGGTTTGGACAAAATTGCCCGTGCAGGCATGGATAAAAACCAACGGGCACAATTTATGGCAGTTGTTGGTTATTATTCGCTCTTGTCAGTCGCTTTGTATGCTGCAATGGCAGATGATGATGATTATAAGAAAGCTGAAGATTGGGAACGTGATACATACCACCTAATCAAACTATCTAAGATAGGGCTTCCAGCAATCAGTGATTCAGAAGGTAATGAAATCATGTTTAGGTTCCCACGACCTTTTGAAGTTGGTGCTATTGCAAACATGGCTGAAAGGATGACAGAGCAAGTGTTTGATGCTGATTCAAAAGGCAAAGACTTCACGGATGCAGTTAAGTTTACGATTTTTCAAACATTCGCATTTGACCCAAGGCCACAGTTGTTTAAACCAGCATTGGAAGTTTATTCAAATAAAAACTCATTCACTGGACGAAACATTGAATCTATGGGTATGAAGTACAAGCCCGTTACAGAACGCTCTAAACCATGGACGAGCGACACGGCAGTTGTTGCAAGTAAAGCAATGAATGCGGTTGTTGGTGATAATATGACACTATCACCTATACAGATTGAACATTTGACTAGGGGTTATTTTGGCTGGATTGGGCAAACTGTACTCGGTGCAACTGATATGGTTTTAACACGAAACGTGCTTGATACACCAGAGCGCCCAGATTGGAGCATGAGTGATTACCCAGTAATTAAGTCATTTATGCAGCAAACACCTAAGCGTTATACCAAACAGGCGGGTGAGTTCTATAATCGTATGGAGCGCATTAACCAAGCGTATAGCTCAATTAGGCGATACCGTAAGGACCATAACAAAGATGCGGTTGCTGAAGTGATAGAAGAACACCGTAGCGAGTTTAAGTACCGTAAAATGCTCAACCTAAACGCAGCCAGGATCAGAAAGCTAAATAAACAATCTGAAGCTATTTACAAAGATCCAGTAATGAGCGGCGGCTTGAAGAAGTTAAAACTATCTGTGATAAACAAAAAGAAAAACGAGATTTATCTGCGTGCTGTAAAGACTTCGGATTCAGCGTTTAACTAGGCCGATGGCCTCAAGTAACCCTAAACCAAGGTTATAAAATATTAAGCATAATGCGTATATGCCAAATAGGTTTATCAGCAATGCTGCAAGCGAAAACTTAAAAACAACCTCAAGTAAGCCAGAATTTTTATCAATATCTAAGTTCATAAGCTGATATTAGGCATGTAGTGCCTGATAGCAAGGGGATAACAGGGGAAGCAAGAATGAAACAAAAATACAAAGTGAATCGGGGCAAGAAATGAACACAGATGCAGCAACAGGAATAGTTGCCAAAGCAGTATTGATAAGCGTTTTATCACCATTATGGGTGAGCGTGGCTGTTGGCTCAATGTTGTTTGGGCTCATTACGCTGAGAGGGAAAGGATACAGTAAAGGTATGGATGCATTTATGGTGGTATTACACGGCGCATCTTCCGTGTTTTTATTTTTACCCATGGTCCTGGCATATTACAAAGGCATCCTGTTACCTGAAGAGGTTGCAGCGATTACTATTGTTGTAACGGTCATTGTTATCCGCTTTGCCCCTGCAACCTTTGATGTAGCAGAGGATATTATCCATTCACTTTTACCAAAAATTGCTGAGAAATATCTTGGTGTGAAAGGGGATAAATAATGAACCACATGTATATGGAAACAATAGGAGCAGCGTTTTTTATATTCACGCTTTTCGCTGCATGGTGGGTATTAGAAAGTATGAATAGAAAATATGTACTTAAACGAATGACACGGCACCACATATTGTGGCACACGCTTCCAGCTTATTTACTTGTGCCAAGTAGTTTGTTTTTGTTTTTTGAGTATTCAAGGCATGCAGCAAGTGAATCCGTTGGTTTTTTGTCACATGGTACACCAATCGAGTTAACACCTACACATGACTTTGCACTGATTATCTGGGGAATGGGTATATCAGGTTGGACACTTCATCTATGCATGGAATCGAGCAGGTTTTTCGATGGTCATTTATTTAAAAACAAGGAGAATGGGTAGGGATATGAAACATCATAAACTAAGCAATGGTAGCACTCACAACTTGGCAGGTTGCGCTGGTATTATTAAAAAAATAGTTGCGCTAGCATTAAAGAAATCATTGATCGATTTCGGCATCCCTAAAGATGGTGGATTGCGTTCAGGTAAGCGCCAGAATGAAATCCACATATCGGGTGCGTCACCGTATTGCGATGGGTATAAAGTTCGCAGTATTCACCAAGCTAACGATGATGGCGAAAGTGAAGCATGGGATGTATATGCTTATGTTGGAAAGGCAAGCTGGGATGAAGAGCATCTTGCAGTAATTGCCGTGGCAATGTTTCAAGCAGCAATGGAACTTGGGGTTAAAATTGAATGGGGTGGAGATTGGCAACGTAAGAAACCAAGGCTAAAAAACGGCATCCCTTATGGATGGGATATGGCGCACTTCCAGTTGGTTCAGGTGAAAGTAAATGAATGATAAAGATGTTATAGGAAAGTATAAAATTATTACACGACTTGCAAATGTTGTGATGATTGCCATATGTGCATGGCTTGCATGGACAAATTCAACCAATGATAAGCTTATTGAGTATTCCTATTGGGCTTTAGTATTCATGTTTTCTGCTCATCTTTTTGGGGATAAAATGTTGGTGCAAATTAAGGATATTGTATCGGCGTGGAGAGGTAACTCATGAACCTATTACTTTACATTAAATACGGTGCAATCGCTTTGGTATTGGCAGCCATCAGTTATTACGTGATGGATTACCAAGCTACAAAGCAAAACAACATTGAGCTATCACAAACGATCAAGACTACAAAAGCAGCTCTAAGTACAGCCAATGAAGAAACAGAAGTCGCCAATAATAACGTACAATTTTTAGGAGATGAATATGGAAAACTACAAGATGAAACAGAAACATGGCGCAAGCGCCAGCAAGCCACGCAACGCGCTCAACAGAAAGCAGAGCAAGAGCTTAGGCATATCACTTCCAACTTGGCTGATCCTTATGCTGCTTCCGCTATCAATATCCGCATGTGCCAAGCCTTTGCCAACGCCAGTGGTGAAAGCTGGGACTGTGACAATCAACAAGCAGTGCAAGTTGCCAATACGTCCAGCCTTGCAGCAGGTTCATGGTTCATCTTTGACCAAGAAAACACAAACGCCCTGATTTCAAATATTCGTAAGATGAGCGATTACATTGCCCATGCAGAGGCAGGGTTATTAGACGAAATGTTAAAACCGCAAAAAAATAGCACATCCACAGCACATTGA